AGTAACAACAAACTTATCTGGATCAGGATTCTCTGGTAATGTAGTAACTACTGATGGAACAAATCAATTCTCATCAGTCAAGATTGTTGCTAATGGTACAGGATTTAGTTTCTTAACAAAAACACATACAAAACAACCAGCAGATATTTATTTACTAAAACAAAAAACAGGCCCAAACTTCTTATGTTTTGAGGTAGATAATAAAATATTAAATAAAATATTAAAGGAAATAAACAATGATTGATTGTAGAGATTGTGGTAAAATACTAACCAAAAGTTTTGATTCATATAATTATACAGACCAAGATGTCTTATGTGATGATTGCAACCTTGAAGAAAAAAAATCTTTTCTTTTGCAGGGTGCAAAAGATTTTTTTTCTTCTTTCAAAGGAGATATTTATGATGAAAAAAATAGGAGATACGAATGACAAAACCAAATTTAAAAGTAATATCAAACAAATCTTCTCGTTTAGCAGAGGAAATAATAATGGGAAGAACACCAAGAGAGATTACAGAACGCACTCTCAAGCCTATATTAAGTACACTAGGAATGGAAATTACAAGATACAATACTGGCTCAATCAGAGAGATTAAATTTAGAATAACTAATAAAGAATTTTTAAAAGACTGTTTAAAAAGATTTAATGATTTATTTGTAAGACCAGATGTTGATGTATTCAAAAAAGAATACTATTCATTTACATTACTATTTGTACCAAGTAGAGATACAGCGCGCGTGCAAGCAACGTATGAAGAACTACTTTTATATCCAGAAGATTGTGTTAAGTATGCAATGAAGCAGGCACGCAAGACAAGTAAATACAATCCAACATTTACAGAATTATATGCACACTTTGTTGATGTGTATGAAGATAGATGTAAGATTCGTAATGCAATAAAAGATTTCCAGAATGCATAAATTATCAGAATAATTATAGGAGGAACTAATGAAAAATAGATATTATGTAAAATTAAAACTTTATAAAGATAATTTAGAAATGCCACTACATAATAAAGTTGTTACAGTAATGATTGAAGCAGTTGATAAAGAACAAGTGCGTGAAATTATTGATGTAACTCATGCAATATTGGTGTGCGACAAAGTAGATTAATTTAATTAAAAGGAGGAGCAAGTGATTGATAAATTATTTACATGGGGTGTGCATACAATTCAATGGTTAGAAGTAATTAGTGGATTATCCTATGAATGGTGGAATGTATTTTTATTTATAATACTACAACCATTATTAATATTACTATTTATGATTTTATATTTATTAAAAATAAACGAAATAAAAAATATAAATCAAAACTTTTGGTTAGTAAGGAGAAGCAAATGAATGATAACAATAATAATATGGAAGCAAATACTTTAAACATTTATCGCAAAAGTATGGAGGAAAATAATCAAAACTCAAAACCTATTCAATCAACAATAGAATTTTCATTACAAAGACTAGATACAGTTGCTACATTTTTGTTAAATGAAATGGATAAAGAAGATAGTGGTGAAAACAATAGATTAAAAAAAGCAGAACTTAATCAAATGTATTATGATATTAATAATGTAATTGATTTATTAAGAGTAGAATTTTTAAAAAGAAAATTTAATTTAAACCCAGAAGATATTAAAAATAGATTAAGTAATTCAAGAGGAGAAACAAATGAATAGAACTGGATTTATTGGTGGTTCTGATATGTATACTATTATGAATACTACATCATGGGAATCATTGTATCGTATAAAGATTGGCGAAGAAGTACCAGAAGATTTATCAGAAAATTTTAAAGTGCAGCTTGGTATTAAGACAGAAAGTTTTAATCGTAACTGGTTATTAAAAGAATTAAAAGATTTAGGTAAAAATTATTTTATTTTAAAACCAGACCCAAAAACAAGAATACAACATGGTATTACATTTAAAGCAAATGTTGATGGTATATTAGCAGTAGAAAAAGCAGAAACTTTGGAAGATAATTATAAAGCAATTATTGAATGTAAACATACTGGTCAATTTAATACTATGGAAAGCATGATACAAAAATACACACCACAATGTATGCATTATATGTTTACTACTGGTATAAAGAAAGCATATCTATCTGTTATATTTGGTAACAATTATGGTTATTGTGAAATCAACTGGAATAGAGAATATTGGGATAACTATTGTATACCAAGAGTAAAAGCATTTTGGAAATGTGTAAAAGATAAACAAGAACCAAATGAATATGTATACGAACAGTTTGATGATTACAAAAAAGAAAATACTGAAATAATAAATAATGTTGAGATAGATAATATGGTCGCGCGCGATGCAACGAATGATAATAGATTCAAAGCATTGTCGATAGATTGTTTAGAGAATTTTGATAGTCATATTAAATACACTAAATCTTCTAAAGAAATCAAAGAGTTAGTTGCATCTAACGAAAGAGAAGTGTATAATGATATTATCAAAGTAAAGAGAGATAAACGTGGTGCCAAACGTATATCTTTTGTAGAAAAAAAATAGAGGAGAACTAAATGGAAAACTTAATTTCTGCATTACATAAATTTCAAGAACAAGGTATATCTGTTACTAAAGATGGTAAGAATCCATACTTTAAATCTCAGTATGCTACATTAGAAAGTGCTATTGAAACAGTTGTTAAGCACGCAACACCATTAAACTTGTGTTTCACACAACAAATAGACTTTGTTGTTGTTGGTGAAATGCAATACAAATTTGTGAAAACAGTTGTGTACCATACAGTAAGTGGTGCATCAATCGAATCACGAACACCGATTGTTATGAATCCAGCTAAGATGCATGACCCACAAGCAATGGGTGCAAGTATTACATATGCAAAGCGTTATGGATTACTAGCAATATTTGGATTACCAACAGAAGATGATGATGGTAATTCAGCAGTTGGCGATAAGCAAATGAAAGATAAATTAAATAAAAATAAAAAAATGGGAGATATATAATGACCGAAGAATACAGAAATACTGGTATTGCTAAATCACCTTTACCAGAACAAGAACTAAAAATGACTGGCAAATTAAACATTGAAGGAGTCGATGAACGTATTGCCATTATAAAAGATACAGACCATCAAGGGCGCGAGATACGCGCAGTTTATAAACGCATTGGTCTTATGTATGCTAACGAAGATGCTAATGAAGAAAACAAGAAACCAATCTTTAGTGGGCCTATGGGTACATACAATAATCTTAATGACCCATTACGTTCCAAAAACCTTGCATCATGGAAAAATGATAGAGGTAATGGAGTGTACTTATCACTAAAGATATCAGAAAAAATGAATGGAGGAACAGTCGTTGATGGCAGTAAAGCAGTTGATGACATTCCGTTTTAGGTTGGGTTGCTACTACTCCGATGGTACGTGTCCGTTGTTTGACGTTCCGTAAAGGTTATAGATGTATAAATAAAGTATTCCCAACATGATAATATTATTAGATATTTTATTTATATCAAGGTAAGTAGCGTAATCATTAGTATACCAAATCTATAAAACACAACAAAAAACGAGGTAGGTTTTAATTAAAATCCCCCAAATTTTAATTGCCTACCTCATTCATTAATTCTATTATGGAGCAAATAATGTTAAAAAAACACAAAACAGAATGGAATAAAGACATACAAAAAAGAACTATCATATGCGATATTTGTTCAATACAAATACCAGAAGAACATAATGGTTGGAACTTAGGTAATAATGCAGAACCAGTTGTAAAAGATGGTCGTTGTTGTAATAAATGTAATGAACTTATTGTAATACCAAGAAGAATAAATGATTACTTACGCAAATCAAATTCTAAATAGATAACATCATATCACGCAATTCAACACCACGCGTTTTAACTTGACGAAACCAAAGAGAGTCCTCCATTTCTTTAGCACTTGTTTTAAAATCTTGGTTTTCTAAAGCCGTTAAAAACTTTTCAAACTTTTTAAGTCTAGGTAAACCAAGATTAAATGCCATTGAAATCAAAACATTTTGGGCTTTCTCTGGTAACTTTCTCCACCAATCAAACTCTCTATCTAACTCACTTATAGCAATACGAATATCATCTTTTAAAATTTGTAAAGCAGCCAGGTCACTAATAGGTTCATTTAAATTATGTCCATAACCTATCGTAGGTACACCAACAGTATCTAAATACATAGTAAGTTTTAAACCCTCGTGATGTGCAATCATTTTAGTTATCTTATCCATATAGATTTCTTCTGCTTTTTCTTCTAGTTTATCCATGAATTTATCCATTCTGTTTTTTACTAAGAAATTGTAACCCTTGTTTGCCAACACGATAACCAAATGAACTACCTATACAAATGTATAAACAATTTGAAAACCATGATGGACAATGTTGTTCTAAAAAAATAAAACCATTCTTAACATACTCTTGCGAAAAAGGAAGAAAGCACGCAATTAATATACCCCCAAAGATTAGTGTCCAATATTCATCTTTCCAGCTAGTTGACATCTGAGATGTGAGGTCAGACTCCATGAGAGTTTTCGAGGTAGATTCCGTTTCGTAAACCTTTGCTTCTGCTTTAGCTTTTGCAACTTTAACTTCATTCTCTGCTTTGGATTTAGCGACTCTGTTCTCAAGATATGTACCAAGTAAACTACCTATAGGCCCTATTAATGCTTGTATCATTTGTTCTTATCTCCGTTTCTACCAAACGCTTGTGTACCATAAAACGCTGCAACAATGGCTGCTACAGAAACAAAGTATACACTTGCCATATCACCTAAAATTTTTGCAGCTTGTTCAAGTCCTATAAAATTAGCAATGACAACAAGAGATGGATATAAAAGCATACCCCATAATGCAAACCATGCCATATATCGTTGTGCATCTTGCTTATCATTTTCGTTTTGCAAGCGCATCATTCTTTCATCTATGTCAAGTTCTTCATCAGTAACAATACCATCACCATCTAAATCAAGATGTTCGTACTCACTATTTTTTTGCAACTTCTTTTGACTCATACAGTTCTCCTTGTAAAGAATATATATAAAAGAAATAAACCAAACAACGCAATAGCACTACCAATAATTATACCAACAAGTTTTACGTTTTCCACAATCTCTTGCGCACGCGCCCTACGTTCTTGTAAACGATGCTTTTCAGCTTGTTTAGCTTGGTCAATCCTGCGCTTACGTTCTGCCAGAATTGAAGCCCACGTTCCATGACCAAACCTCCAGTCGACAAGGGTTGCGATTTCTTGTAATTTTTCTTGCGCGATTTTGGCATCTATAATCTCCTGTGCTACATTTTCTGTATCAAAGTTAGAGAACCCAGATTTCTTTGCGCGTGCTTTTTGCGCTTGCTGTTCTCCTTTAAATAAATTATCTATATGTTCGGTAATATCTCCAATGTCATTACAAGTATCTATAACTTCTTTAATATTAGAAACAGCGTGCTTTACTAACGCTAAACCAGCAAGTGTTTCTGCCAACATTGTTTATCCACTTTCTAGTGCTTTGATTCTTTTTTCATAATCAGCACATTTTGCTGAAAGTTCTTTTATGCCAGCTACTAACAAAGGAATAACTCCTTGATATTCTAATTGATAATATGTATCACTAGTTGCATTTCCATCATTGTCCATCTCAGGCACTTCACTAACTACATCTGGAAAGTTATTAAGAAAATCTTGTGCAATTAAAAATGACCTACGAACATCATCTTTATCACCATCTCTTTTTGTACCTTTAGCAATTTTTACATCACCAACATCTTTACCATCTGGTACTTGACCATCATCTTTTTCTTCTTGTGTATATAAAACATCAGCATCATAAGTTTTTGTTACTTTATATTTACCAATAACAGCTCTTAATTTATTTATTTTTTCTTCTGCATTAGTAATGTTTTCAATGATATCTTTTTTTCGTTCATCTGAAGCTGAACCCCAACTTGTTCCATCGTGTGCAAGACTTACACCATTAGCACCATTCGCTATAAAAAATTGATGGCTTGAATTTGATGCAATTAAATATGTATCACAATCACCACTACTAGATTTAATTCTAACTTCTGGTGCTGTTGTACCCATTACATTTAAACTTACTTGTGTTCCACCAAAATAACCACTATTTGATGGTGCTGTTGTTCCAACTCCAACGTGTTCACCAGTAACAACTAATCTGGCAGCCCCCTCACTTAATAATTTTATGCCACCACTATTTCCTGTAGCAGAACCAATACATATATTGTCTGGGTCATATATCCATGCTTCACCTGCTGATGCTCCATGTGCATTATAACTTGAACCTAATTTACTAATTTGTAATGTTTTGCTGTTTTCTGCATTTGTTACATCTATTCCAATCGCTGTTGCATTACTTCCCTCAACATCTAAAACATTTCCGGGAGAGGTTGTGCCAATTCCTACATTTCCGTTTGATTTAATTGTCATTTTTGTTGTGGCTGCTTCACTAGCACCTGTCATAAAATCAAGTGATGTTGCATTGGAACTAGAACTATGGTCGCCCTCTGCCCTTGCTTGTATTGCACCAGAAACTAATATTGCATCTGTTCCTGTTCCCTCATCAGGAGCTTGAAATTGTATCTTTCCAATAACATCATCAGCAGCTAAATCTGTTTCACCTGTTTGTAAGGTAAGTAAAAATGG